TGAGTAGTACATGTTTAAAGCGAAGAGCCTGGAAGAAATATCAATCGAATACGACAATCAGACATATGTAGCCATAGCAGAATCAAGTTATGCAGGAGCCAATGCATCTACTTTAATATCATCATATTTATCAATAAGAGAGAGAAGACACAACATAATAGTTTGGGTTATAAAGGATACTCTAGGATACACAGACATATCAAATGATAAGCTTTCTACAGTATTCAAAGATTACAAAGGCACTGGATTTGATCAATCACCTGATTTGTATAAAGAGAATAAGAATTCCATATCAATAATTGAGGTAACAGTGAGTAACAATTATTTGAGGGCTAAAAATAACAAGGTGAACAAATATTTCCCAATAATAGATCCTTTATCAGTTTTCAAGAAGAAGAAAGTAGATTTATCAACAGTATGTATCACACCTGATGGGTCAAACTTGGTAGATTTATACAACTTATCAATTAGTGAAAAAGTTGTGAATTATATTGGCCAAGAAGTTTTGAGATTAACAAAGACAATGGAAAAAATAAAAAATAAAATAATTCAATTAGATGAGATGGAGATGTTTAATCTGATGACAAATAAGAAAAAGATAAAGAAAGACGAACAGTCTGTTGAGAACATTAGATCAATCATGAGAAGATATTTTAATGATTTGGTACAACCTTTCTCAGAGACTGTAGAGAACAAACACTACAATATTGATTTTAAGGTGTTGGCGAATGAGATAGATACAATTTGCAAAGAAGATACAAAGTTTGATCACTTCGGAGAGTTAGTATTGAGAAAGAGAATCACAGAATCTAAGGTTGAACTTGCTGAAATGATGAACAGGAGAGCAAAAGAAGCAACTTACCCTATGTTAGATAAAACATTCTTGGTTCCATTTTTCAACAGAGGGTCTTATTTTGAAGATAAGTATTTGCCACCTGACTTTGACAAAGAAACTGCAATGGCAATAGGAGTTTTAGACAAAATATCTGGATACCAGTTTTTGAGTTCTGAAGATTCCTATGTCATAGATAAGCTTAAGATGATAAGAGAGTCCTGTAATCCTATAGTCACTCAAGGGGGTGTGTCATTCAAACAGTTTAAATGGGGAGAAGACTATGATTTTGTCTTGGAGTATAACAGGAATATGTTTGTCTTGAAAGGAGAAGAAAAGAATAAGTACAGATCAGACAACGTGAACAGGGTCAAAGAAGCAACAAAGGCAATGCATGACAGAATGAAGAGCATAAGAAATTTCAAGAACGTTTATCATGTAGGTAGGCATCACGTAACAGTTGGCAAATGGTCTAATACAGAACTAAA